GCCGGCAACGATTTCGCTTAAGGAGCTAATTAAATGGCTATTTCACGCGCACAACTACTGAAAGAGTTGCTCCCAGGCTTAAACGCTTTGTTCGGTTTGGAGTATGCAACATACGGTGAACAGCACAAAGAGATCTATGAAACTGAGACCTCTGAGCGTTCGTTCGAAGAAGAGACCAAGCTGTCCGGCTTCTCCGCTGCACCAGTCAAAAACGAAGGCTCTGCCATCGCTTATGACAATGCACAAGAGGCATTTACAGCTCGTTATAACCACGAAACCATTGCTTTGGGCTTCAGCTTAACTGAAGAAGCTATCGAAGATAACTTGTATGACAGCCTTTCGGCACGTTATACAAAGGCTTTGGCTCGTGCTATGGCATACACCAAGCAGGTTAAAGCTGCTGCTGTATTGAACAACGGCTTTACTACTGGCTTCAACGGTGGTGACGGCGTACCTCTGTTCTCTACTCAGCATCCTTTAGTTTCCGGTGGCACCAACAGCAACCGTCCTTCTACTGCAGCTGACTTAAACGAGACTTCTTTAGAAGCCGCCGTTATTCAGATCGCCCAGTGGACAGACGAGCGCGGTTTGCTCATCGCTGCTAAGCCTAAGAAGTTGATTGTTCCACCCGCACTCCAGTTCGTTGCAACTCGCTTGCTCGAAACCGAATTGCGCGTTGGCACAAACGACAACGACATCAACGCTATCAAGAACAACGGTTCTGTTGCAGAAGGTTACACAGTTAATAACTATCTGACCGACAGCAACGCTTGGTTCCTGACCACTGACGTTCCAAACGGTATGAAGCACTTTGTTCGTACTCCTTTGGCTAACTCAATGGACGGCGATTTCGACACTGGTAACGTTCGTTACAAGTCTCGTGAGCGTTATTCGTTTGGATTCTCGGATCCACTCGGCATGTTTGCAAGCCCAGGCGCTTAATCAGCACCTAAGTTGTACAAGACCCCGCTCAAAAGGCGGGGTTTTTTATTTGCTTAAACCACTTGCGTTTCCCTATAAATGTAGTAATATTCTATAAACCGGGAAAACCGGCTTATCAAACTGTCCCGGCAGACAGCATATTGATTGATAGGCTGATCTTATATGCAAGGACAATTTATCATGGCATTAGCAACTACCTCAGCCGTATGGCGCTCAACTGGTGGCGACCAAACCCGTACAGCCGCAGCTGGCTCAATGGTTATGGCAGCACCTTTCTATATTGCAAACACTGCAGCTACATCTAACGTAGTCATTTCTTCAGCTACTAACGCTCCTGCTTTGATTCTTCCAGCTGGTGCAGTTGTTACTGAAGTTATTGTGTCTGTTGCCCCAGGCGGTAACTGCGCAGCTAACATAGGGTTTACCCCACTAATTGGCGTTGGTCCAGGACAAACAACTACCCTCGGAACAAACGTTCCTCAAGGTTTCGTTGCCGCTGGTAACGTAGCCGCTCGTACAGTATTTACCGTTGCTAGTGCAACTGGTGGCGCTCGTTTAGGTTTGGCTGCTAACGCAACTAACTTAGTTGTTGTTACTTCTGCTCAAGGTTCTGCTGGTGCTAACGCAGGTGCGGTTACGGGTAGCATTGTTTATTTCGTAGCTAACTCTGGCGAAGAAAACGCTTAATTAATCTAGGGGGCTTGCCCCCTGTTTAACCTTATTGGAGATTAATTATGGGTATGCAATATGATGTCAAAATGGTTCATGCAGATGCAAATGCACAAGCCATTACTGGCCCTGTTCGAGTTAAAGCGTATCAAATAGCTTCTGGTGGAGTTGCTGGCGAAATTCAGTTTTATGATACCGCCTCTAATTCCGCTACTGGTATCGAACGCTTAACACTAAATATCACTACAAATACCGCCGTTATTTCTACATTAATTCCGGGTGAAGGTATTAGGTTTGATCTTGGTGTTTATATAGTTTTACCAGCTAACGCAGCAGTAACAACGTTCTATGGCTAAAAAGAAAGGCCCCTCTCTTGCGATTGGCCGTGGTGAAAAGTTGCCTGTGTCTAAGGGCGCTGGGCTTACCGCCAAGGGTCGTGCTAAGTATAATGCGGCTACTGGCTCGAATCTAAAGGCTCCACAGCCTGAAGGTGGCGCTCGTAAGAAGTCATTCTGTGCGCGGATGTCTGGTATGCCAGGACCAATGAAAGATGAAAAAGGCCGCCCTACTCGTAAGGCGGCTTCTTTAGCTAGGTGGAAGTGTTAAATGAATGAATCATTAGAAACCGCACGGGAACTAGCTACCCACGCAAATGATATTAAACATTTGCAAGACGACATGGATAAGCTAGTAAAAGATATGGAAGAAATCAAAAAATCTTTATCTGAAATTAGCAAAACCTTGTCAGAAGCTAGGGGTGGCTGGAAGACCTTAATGGCTATTGGTGGGTTTATTAGCTTTTTAACTGGAGTTTCTGGGTTTATTGCTGGATACTGGGGGCATAAATAATGCCAAGTGTATCTAAAAAACAACACAATTTAATGGCGGCAGTTGCTCACTCGCCAAGTTTTGCTAAAAAAGTGGGCATTCCAGCATCAGTAGGTAAAAGGTTTATGACTGCCGATAAAGGCAAAACTTTTAAAGAAGGTGGCGTAATGAAACCAGTAGATACTAACGAAAACCCAGGCTTAGCTAAGTTACCTACAGAAGTTCGTAACAAGATGGGCTACATGAAAAAAGGTGGAAATGTGAAACACGATGACATGAAAAAAGATATGCCAATGATGAAAGCAACTGCTGAGAAGGCTGTTAAAGGCCATGAAAAGCGTATGCACAAAATGGCTAAAGGTGGCGTAACCCGCGCAGATGGTTGCGTATCTAAGGGTCACACCAAAGGCAAAATGATCAAGATGAAGTCTGGCGGGATGTGCTAAATCATGGCACAGCCAGATCCAGATAAGATTGTTGCCGACATTGATCGTAAGCAAAACGAAGAAGACTTAGCTAACCTTAACAAGTATATTGTTAATCCAGTTAAATCTGCTGGTAAAAAGCTGTACGAAAATGTAATGGGAACCCCAGAGCAAAATCGTATGGCTCAAGAGCGAATGGACAATGCTAAGAAAGCCAAGGGCATGAAAGCCGGCGGTAAGGTATCTGGTGCATTAAAAAGCGCTGGCTTCTATGACAAAGGCAAAACTAAGTCAGAGCGGGAAAAGATTGTAAGCAAAGTTACGACTAAGCCACAGCGTCTTGGAATGGTTGAAAAAATATTTTCAGAGAAGAAAATGAAATCTGGAGGTATGGCTTCTAAACGTGCTGATGGCTGCGCTATTAAAGGTAAAACTAAAGGACGCATAGTATGAGAAGCTCTCGTGGAATGGGTGATATTGCTGCATCTAAAATGCCTAAAGGCACAAGGAAAGCTCGCAGAGATGATACCGACTTTACGCAATACGCTGAAGGCGGTAAGGTTGGACTTTATGCGAATATCGCAGCAAAGAAAAAACGGATTGCGGCTGGCTCTGGTGAAAAGATGCGTAAGCCTGGGGCTAAGGGCGCGCCTACTAAAGAGGCATTTATTCAATCTGCTAAAACAGCGAAGAAAAAATAATGGCAACTACAGGAACCACATCGTTTAATTTAGATGTAAATGATCTGATCGAAGAAGCATTCGAGCGGTGTGGGAGAGAACTGCGATCTGGCTATGACTTTAAAACAGCCCGCCGTTCTTTAAATCTGTTAACCATTGAATGGGCTAATCGCGGGATTAACCTATGGACAGTAGAACAGGGAGTCATTCCCATGGTTACTGGCCAAGCTATGTACCCATACCCAGCAGATACTATTGACATGATGGACATGGTAATCCGTACAAATAACGGTACATCAAACCAAGTCGATATTAATATTAGCCGCATTGCTGAGCCAACCTACATGAGCATCCCAAATAAGCTCGCACAGGGCCGTCCGATTCAGGTGTATATCAACCGTCAGTCTGGTCAAGAAAACGCCACTGGCGCTGTTTTAGTGGGTGCCTTGAACGATACAGACACCACAATTACATTGAGTTCTACAAATGGCTTGACATCTTCTGGGTTTATCAAGATTGACTCAGAGACAATCAGCTATCCAAACATCAGTGGCAATCAGTTAATTAATTGCGCTCGCGGTCAAAATAACACGGTGGCTACAGCCCATTTGAATGGCGCTGCAATTACCGTACAGAACCTACCATGCATTAATGTATGGCCAACGCCCAACGCGCCTGGCAATCAATATACATTCGTTTACTATCGTTTACGCCGCATTCAGGACGCTGGATCAGGCGTTTTTGTACAAGATATTCCATTTAGATTTATTCCCTGCATGGTTGCTGGACTAGCTTATCAGTTAGCCACAAAGCTGCCTGATGTGGACATGAACAGAATACCAATGTTAAAGGTAGATTACGAACAACAGTTCCAATTGGCGGCTGATGAAGACCGTGATAAGGCCCCTATTCGCTTTGTACCTAGGAATACGTTTTATTCTGGGGGTAGTTAATGCCTAATCAGTTTGCGTCTGGCAAGTTTGCAATTGCCGAATGTGACCGATGCGCTCAAAGGTATAAGTTAAAAGAGCTTCGGACGCAGACGGTAAAGACTAAGCCATACAAGGTTAAAGTTTGTAGAGCATGTTGGGATCCTGATCATCCTCAGTTACAATTGGGTATGTATCCGGTTAACGATCCGCAGGCGGTTCGGGAGCCGCGGCCTGATGTTAGCTATCGGCAGTCTGGTACCAGCGGGCTTCAAATTAACCTTACCGGGATTGGTCCTGATGGGTTAGGAAGTCCCGAATTGGGCAGCAGGATTTTTCAATGGGGCTGGAACCCTGTTGGCGGAGCAAGGTTGTTTGACAGTGTTTTAACGCCAAATGACTTGATAGGCAACACACAAGTTGGTACAGTAACGGTAGAGATAACTTAAGGAGTTAATATGTCATTCAAATCAGGTGCTAACGGCATTGAGAAAAAAGGTAAAACCAAGGGTAAAAACCTCGGTGATTCAGGCCCAGCTATTGGCGCCCAAAAGGGTGGCAAGGGTACTAAGGGTGTAACTGGCGAAGCTATGCGCGCTGTAGGCCGCAATATGGCTCGTGCCAACAACCAAAAATAAGGTTAATCATGGCTAAATATTCTATGAAGAAAGCTGGCAAAGAAGTGGGACCTGCTGAAGTTTATGCAGAGCCACACACTATGTCTGGCAAGAAAATTACTTCCGCAGAAAGCGCTGTAGTTAAAAAAGGCAACGGCGTAGACAACGTAAAGATGTCAGTAGGCGGTTATTCAAAGAGCCAAAACGATGAAGTCAAAACATCAGGCATTAAAATCCGTGGTACTGGTGCAGCTACCAAGGGTGTAATGGCTAGAGGACCAATGGGCTAATGAATTACAACGAGCTTTTTGCGCAGATCCAGTCGTATACGGAGAACCAATTCCCGCCAATGATATTGGCTAACGGGAGTACTGTTTCCGTTACGACACAGATCGACACGTTTATTGAGCAGGCAGAGCGCCGTATATATAACACGGTGCAAATTCCTTCTTTGCGCAAAAACGTTACTGGTACATGTACTGCTAATAATAAATATCTAGCTTGCCCAAATGATTATTTATCTAGCTTTTCATTGGCGGTGATCGACGCTGTTACTGGAGAATATGAGTACCTGCTTAACAAAGATGTTAACTTTATTCGTCAGGCATATCCAAGCCCTACGGCTACTGGCAAACCGCGGTATTACGCTTTATTTGGCTCACGTTTAAATGATCCAAACGAACTTACGTTTATTCTTGGACCTACTCCAGACCTAAGCTACAGCGCAGAATTACATTATTTCTACTATCCTCAGTCAATTGTCACTGCCGGCACTTCATGGCTTGGTGATAACTACTCTCCTGTATTGTTGTATGGCGCTCTTGTGGAGGCTTACACCTATATGAAGGGTGAAGCAGATATGCTGGCAGCGTACAACACCAAGTACAATGAGGCAATGCAGCAATTAAATCGTTTGGGAACTGGCCTTGAGCGTGGCGATGCTTACAGGGACGGACAAGCAAAAATCAAGGTTAATCCTTAAACTTACTAGGAGCAAAATATGCCAATTACTCAAGCCATGTGTGACTCGTTCAAGGTGCAACTCCTGAACGGCGCACAGAATTTTTCAGCCAACACGTACAAGATTGCGCTCTATACCAGCGCAGCTACGTTAAGTAACGCAACCACTGCATATACTTCTTCAAATGAAGTGGCAAGCGGCGGCGGATACACAACGGGTGGAAATACACTGGTTGTTTCGCAGACCCCGACTAGCACAGGCAACGTAGCATTTATCTCGTTTGCCAATAGCACTTGGGCGAATGCAACAATTACTGCAGCTGGTGCTTTGATTTATAACAACAGTCAAGCAAACTCTGCTGTGGCGTCCCTGAGCTTTGGTGGTGATAAAACCAGCACTGCAGGTACTTTTGCTGTTATTTTCCCAACACCAGACGCAACCAGCGCAATTATTCGCATCGCTTAATCAGGAGCTGTAAATGGCTCTTGTACTAAAAGACCGGGTAAAAGAAGCTACCACTACCAGTGGTACAGGTACTGTCGTCCTTAACGGGGCGGCTACTGGATACCAGTCTTTTGCTGTAATTGGTAACGCCAACACCACTTACTACACCATTGCTGGCGGTAGTGATTGGGAAGTTGGTATTGGTACGTACTACTCTGGCAATACGTCTTTGTCCAGGGATACGATTCTTGCCTCTAGCAATGCCAATGCCGCAGTAACCCTTTCAGGCACGTATGATGTGTTTGTCACATACCCAGCCGAAGAATCGGTTTATTTAAACGGCGCTAATTTAAATGCTGGCGGTTTATCAAATATTTCTTTTTCTGCGCTTACTGCAAATATCGCTAGTTTTGGTAACGTAACCATCACCAACGGTACGATTAGCGCCGTACCTAATGCAGCTACGGATATTGTCAATAAGACCTATGTTGATGGTCTCGTAGCTTCGGGTATTCACTTCCACCAGCCAGTCCGTCTTGAGGCGCCAACCGCTTTAGTAGCCGTATATAACCAGCCAAACGGTGCTGGCAACGGTGTAGGTGCAACCCTTACAAACTCTGGCACTCAAGTAACCTTATCTGTTGATGGTGTTGCAACTGCAAATACAAACCGTATTTTGGTTTATAACCAAGCAAATGCGGTTCAAAACGGGGTATATGTCGTTTCAGATATTGGTTCTAATGCAACCAACTGGGTATTAACTCGCTCTACCGATACCAATACTTACGGACTAACCAGCCCAAACACCTTGGGTGAGGGTTCTACGTT